CCGCCGAGGCTGTCAGGCGTGCCGGGTCTCGACAGCAGTTCGCAATCTTCCATCCTGTCCTCGATCAGCGACATATCAGCCTCCGTCACGCAATCTTGCGGTATGCTTTGAGCCTTGAGCGGAAAACATCCTGCCAGGTGAGAGCGCCGCCCGCATTGGAGCCGCTGCCGGTCGCTTTGGTATAGCTGTACCCGTCAAAGCTTTCGGACGTGTACGGCTTTGCAAGGGTTTCGCCGTACTGATCTGCCCAGGCGGCAATGTCCGCCACGATCTTCAGGACAGCAACCGGGACGCCCATTGCAATGACGGAACCCGTGAAGGTTTCGTCTTTCAGCTCCGCCGCATCCGTGTCATCGTCATTCTTGATACCATCGGCATGATAGGTGTAAATCCCATCATTGAGGGCAGAGCCTGCAATCATGAAGCGCTGACCATCAAGCAGGGAGCCAGCTGGAATCGTGCCGTCCGCAATCGTGTGCTCACCGTTGTCCACGGCGATCTCAAAGTAATTGTGGATGTAGTCGCAAACCTCAGTCAGCACCGGTCTTCACCCGCTTTCGGGTTGTCTTTTGTTCCTTGATCTCCTGGATGACCGGAAAGCCGAGGCGATTATTGCTTGACGCCAACTCTGCAAGCCGCGCCGCGTCAACCGTCAGGCCGTCCCGGGGGAACGTGTCCCCCGGGCGGTATTCCCTGTTATTATCCTTGAGGTCAAAGAACGCTGAAAGCACTTTGTACATTAAGTGCCGGAGACGGTGATGTTGGCGATACCGTCCAGATACTCAGCCCACAGCGCCATGCCCATGATAGCGAAGGACTCGCCGACGGCGGTGCCATAGTTACCCTGGGCATGGAAGCCGATCAGGTTGGTCTCGCCCTGCACGGTGTACTGGAGACCCAGCTTCGCGAACTCGCTGTCGCCAGGATCAGCATAATACAGGTCAATGTTCTCAACCGGGGTGGCGAGAACCTTATTGCGGGCGATCTGCGCAGCGGGCAGAAGGAACAGGGTCTTGTAACCCAAGAAGTTCTGGATATAGTTCAGGCCGAAAGCGGTCTGAACAGTGATATCCGCGGCGCCCATGTAATCATAGGCGTCCAGGATGTTGGCAAAGCCGACAACCTCGGTGACGTCCTTCTGGATCGTCGCGAACTTGTCCAGGACTTTGCCCTGAGCCTTCGCAAGGGCGGCCTGCCAGGTCGCGGCGGTATCGGTCAGCGAGCCGGTGTTGAGGAAGGTATAGAACTTGCCGAGGACAACGTTCTGCAGCTTGGTCAGGAACGCGTCATCGGACTTCTCGACGGCGATAGCCGCGCCGTACTTGTTCACATCCTCGATCGGCACGGCCTTCGCGTACTTCTCGATTTGCAGATCAGCCTTGGTGATCTGCTGGATCGTGGTCTTGCTGTACGGGATGACCTCGCCAGCGCCGACATTACCGGCCTCCAGGGCGACGTCAGCGGTATAGGAGACCAACTGAGTGCCGGGAGCCTTGCGGATGGGGCGCATGATGCCGAGGATGTTACGCAGGCCAGCCCAGTTGTCATTAAAGCGGGTGACAAAGTCGATCTCGCGCGCGGTCACAGCGTTCACGTTGCTGGCGCCAGAATAGGCATTCGGCAGGTTGTCGCGGGGGTTGGTGAAGCTTTCGATATTGGTAACGGCCATGATATTCCCTTCTTTCTCTTATGTTCTCATGATATCCGGGTTTTCAACCAACGCTTTCTGACGCTCGGCGGTGGACATCTTATACCGTCCGTGCTCGTCCTTCGCGTACAAGTCAGCGCGGGTTAGGGTAGAACTGTTCCGCGTCTGCGGCGGCGTTTCCACGTCTGTTCCCTTCGTCCCGCTTGCCTGGATGAAAGCGGCCCACTCGTTTTTGATGCCCTCTGTAAGCTGTTCCGCATCGTCAAACCTGCCCTCCGCGTTCAGCTTCTTATCACCCAGATCGGTGATCTTCAGAATGGCGTCAATCCGTTTGGGGTCAACGTTTGCATCCCGTAGCAACTGCGTATATGCAGCCTTGACCTTCTCGGCCTTTTCCCGGTTCGCCGTCTCTGCCTTGAACTCGTTGAAGGTCTGCAACAGGGTGTTATACTTGCTTTCCCAGTCTTCGCCGGGGTTTGCCTGCATCTCGCTCAACTTCTTCTGAGCTTCTGCGTTCTTCTCTGCCTCCGCCTTGTATTGGTCTCGCACTTCTTTCAAGCCGGTCACGGTCTTGTCATGCTCCTCAATAATGGCGGAAATCTTCGCGTCCTCAAGCCCCATGGCCTCAAGGAATTTACGTGTCAATGCCATTTTGCACACTCCGTTTCTTCGGGGCAGTTTCTTTTGCCCGGTGCATCAAGGTAAGTTCTTCTACCTTGATTTTGATTATGGATAAACAGCCCTCAAAAGTGAAGTTCACTTTTGACAGTATTTCATCCCTGCAACAGTTGCGCGATAGCTTCAGCATATTCTTGCCTGTGGTTCTCCAGTGCTGGCCGGATGTACGGGCGCGGGCGGATACCGCCCTTCAGGCCTTCGCCGTTTGCGCCGACGGCGCGGGAGCGTGTGCCCAGCTCAATATAGGGCGCGTACTCAACATTTGACCCCAGGACAAGAACGACGCCGTTCTCCGTCTGCGGTATCTTGCCGTCATAATGCCCGGTTGCGTCGCCTTTGTCTGCCTTATAGCTGTCAATTGCCGTCCCTTCACCCTCCAGACCATAGGTCACAGAATTGCGCAAAAGGCCGGTATCAACAGCGCCGCTCTCCGTCAGGTATTGCTTCGCGTAGCCTTCGGCCATGCCCCCGATAACAAGGGCGGCCTGCTTCAGCTTGCTTTCCACGGCTTTCAGATGGTCGCCTACATGGGATTCATACACCGTATTACTTGCCATTCTTGCCGCCCCCTGTCCGCTCTTTCCATTCGGCATAGCTTTCAAATTTGTGCGCCGTGTGCGATGGTTTCAGGCCGGGATATACATAGATCATCGTACACCGGCAGTTATACACCAGCTCCGGCGGGGCAAGCGGATCGCCTGGATAGTCTATCTTCATCCCGTCGATCTGGAACGGCTCGTCAATCCGGCGCGTCTGCCCGTCAAGCGCCGCGTGCGTGTCACGCGTCCGGCTGTCATGCGCTGCAAGCCATTGTTTGCGGACATCAATGCCCATGTCCTCAGTCTCCCGCAGCCGTTCCATTCTCCCGGCGTTCTGCGCCGCCGTCATGGATGTACGGGCAAACATGTTCATTTTGACGGCGTTGTCCGTTGCCAGGTCTTCGGTCAGCTTGCGCCCGATATCCGGGATGCTTGCACCCTCCGCAATGCCTTTGACAAGCGCGGTCTGCACACGCCTTTCATTCCACCGGTAATCTTTCGGCTCGTCAATCTTCCATTCCGGCAGGACTTTCGGCTTGTCACGTAGCAGGGCCGACACCGTCCGCGTATCATACAGATTGAAGGTAACAGAGCCGCGGAGATCGCGCGCAATGCTGTACGCCGTATAATTCGCCGCCTCGCTGAAGATATCAATACGAGTACGGTTCAGCATTGCGCGGGCTTTCGTGTCCGCCTTTGTATAGACTTCCGTGATGTCCTTCAACCGGTGCCGCCATTGACGGCCCTGGAAGACCTGACCGCGCAACCATGCCTTATAGGCCGCGGCGGTCATCTTGCCTTCATCTACCTGCTTTTGCAGTATTGCAGCCTTCTTTTTATGCCGCGCAAGGAAGTCCCGTATCTTGTCACGCGCTTCGCCTGCCGCATCTGTGTAAATCTTGTGGATTTCTGCGGCGAATAGGTCTTCCTGGGTCTGTCTATAGCCTTTCAAGTAGTCGGGCATTCTTCAGCCCTCCTTATGCCTGCGTCTCCTGTTCTTCCTCGTCCTCATCGTCCTCCGGCGGTGTATCAATTTTGAAACGCGCGGAGGATTCGAGCGCCTGACGGGCAAGGATGCCGGGGATTTCATCCGCCGTAATGTTCGGCAGTTTTTGCAGAATGGTCTCGCTGTCCAGGTGATCGGCTTCAAGCATCACCATTTGCACCTGCTCAAACTGGTTACTGATCCTGTTACGCTGGAACAGCGGGGTATCGTCAATGCCGATCAATGCGAGAATCTGCTGAACAAAGCAGATAATCTGGTATTCAAAGTCATCAGCATTTTCATCAAGCGGCTGGTATGCCGCATTAAGATGGTCATTAGTCGAACCAGCCGCAACCGTATGAACATCGAGACCGCCGAAATCTTCATAGATACCCGCCTTTATTGCTTCAAGATAGGTCTGCCGTGCCTGGTACGGGATCTCCTGTGTATACGGCGTGATTGCGCTTTCGTCCGCGTCCACGACGGCGATGTGCTGGATTTTGAGACGGTCTCGGAAACGTGCCAGGTCTGCGGGTTTCATGCCGGAGCAGTTGGAGAGAATCCAGTAAATCTGCGCGCAATCCGTCAGGTCGTTTGCGAAGCCGGAACGGATGAGGTCATAGCTGTCTATAGCGCGCTGCATACCGACGAGCGTACTCTGGTGGAGGTCACTGCCCCATAGCGGCACAATGGGCAAGGTGCCGTAATTCTCACCGCCGACAACCTCAAGCCCGTCAGCGTCCGTATAGGTATACCGCTGCTTATAGGGTTTCTTGTCCTCGATGACCTCAAACCGCATTCTCCCACTGCCGTGCGTACCCCTGTACTTTGTCAATCCGTCTTCCTCGTACAGGATCGCCGTCATAGGCTTGTCGGAATCAAGCTGCCAGAAACGGATACCAGCGCGCAGTGCACCCGTATTCTCGTCCCACAGCGGCACAAACTCGGTCAGCGGGAATGTATACAGCGTGTCAAAGTTCCAGAAACCGAAGCATACGCCATGAATCAGGGCTTTGTATGCCGTCTTTTTCAGCGCGGTATCAAAGTTACTGCCGAGGGTCTGCTTTGTCTTGTCTACGGTCTGCTCTACGCCGTCCACGATGACCTTTTCCCGGTTGTTGGCAAAGGAAACACCGTTGCCCAGGCTGTACATACAGCGCTGGGTATTCAGGCGATGGAAAAAGTTGCTTGCTATGCGGTTGTTTGCCGCGGTGAAGTCAACGACCTGTGAACCGGTGGCGGTGAAGATCGTTTGTACATAGTTGTAAATCGTCTCGTTCTTTTGCCTGTCGTATGCGTCTGCGCTCACGGCTATCCTATACTCCGCGCTCGCTG